GATGATGATGGTCTTGGAAATATTCGTTTGTATACATTAGATTCGAATTATCAAAAGAACATTGTTAATCCAACAATTGGAACAGTTGATTATACTACTGGATTAATTGTAATCAGTAATTTAAAAATCACATCAATCGTCAATCAGTATTTTATTTTATCTGTTAAACCAGCTTCAAACGATGTTGTTTCAGCATTACAACAAGTTGCTCAGATAGATTTTACTAATTTGAATATTAATGTAATTCCTGACTTAACCGCAACTGGAGATTTAGCTGCTGGTTACAATTATGTATTTACACCAAGTAGACCTTAATGACTAGAATCGCCACATCCAGTTTAGTTCCAAGTCAGCTTCCTGAATTTGTTAGAAGCGACTATGCTACATTTCAACTATTTTTGGAAGCGTACTACGAATATCTAGATGCGCAAGGTTTAGATTTTCTAACATTAAGAGATCTGGATCAAACCCTTGATTCTTTTCTTACATATTTCAAAGACGAACTTGCTTCTAATTTACCACCAGATACTGTTGTAGATTTAAGATCTTTCTTACCAAATATGAAAGACTTGTATCTTGCCAAAGGTACACCACTTTCTTATCAGTTGTTGTTTAAATTGTTGTATGGTAAAAAAGTTACAGTAGATTTTCCTGGACAAAAAATGCTTGTTGCTTCTGACGGAAGATGGCAACAGGATTTATCAATATTTGTTCAAGTCAATCTTGGAACAATTGATATGATTCAAGGTAAGTTGGTTGATGTTGTTACACCAACTCAGATTGTAAAAGTTCTTGTTAATCGTAATCAGAATGTTGAATTGGAAGTTGATAGAATTGTTCAAGTTTCTGCTAATATTTTTGAAGTGTTTATTGATAGAAATTTCTTTGGAAATATTTCCCCAGGAAATACAATTCAATATAAAACAACATTTTCAGGAACAGTTATTGCCACCACATCTAGCGTTGTAGTTGCTCAAGCTGGAACAGGATTTAAACCTGGACAATTATTTCCAGTAAAAAATGGTAATGGTGTTAAAACAGTTTTTAAAGTTGTTACTGTAAATAGCACTGGTGGAATTTTAACTGGAGAATTTATTCAGTATGGTGTTGGATACAATACAGATTTCGCATTTACTATTAACTCAGGTAACGATTATTTCACTCAAGTAAAATCTCCAGTTCAACTAGCATCTATTCTTGTTGTTCCAGGTGGTGTTGATATTTCAGATTTAACATCTGGTATGGCAGAATCTGGTGTAATTAACTTCGCAGATTATGTTGTTGATCCTACTGGAAGTCCAAGTGGTGGACCTACTTGCGATTATTGGGACGGAACATACTCGGGAGCAACTTTGCGAGAGTTCTCAGAAACACCTAGCGTTCAGTTAGAATATACTGGAACTCCAGCAATTTTATCTGTTAAACTTGGAGCATTGGCTCATTATCCAGGATATTATTCAGCAAATAATGGATTCTTAGACGACGATGTTTATATTCAAGATAGTAAATACTACCAAGCATTTTCTTACTTGATAAAAATTGATGAGCGTCTTTCAACATACAAATCGGCTGTGCGTTCATTGTTACATCCTGCTGGTATGGCATTGTTTGGCGAATTCCAAGTAAACACTAATATCAGTTTATCTGCTTCTCTACAGTGTGTAATTAGAGCTCTTTCTCTTGTTCTTAATGATTCTCTTACAACTCCAGACGACTCTACTATATCTTTTGTTACAAGTAAAGTTTTATCGGATTCACAAGTAAGCGACGATTCGCTTTTAATTAAAACTATCAGTAAAGTTTTGGCAGAAACACTATCTACACCAACTGATTCAGCAACTCTAAATACTGGTAAAGCTCTATCAGAAACATTAACAACACCAGACGATAGTGTTTACTCATTTAGCACTGGTAAAGCTCTATCAGAAACATTAACAACACCAGACGATAGTGTTTACTCATTTAGCACTGGTAAAGCATTATCAGATTCTTTATCAACACCAACAGATTCAACATCCTTAACTACTGCTAAATATCTTACAGATAGCACTAGTGCTGAAACAGACGATGGATATGTAGCACTTAACCCTTATAGTCAGGGTGGATATTTTGAAGTCCACACTATTATATACGACAATACTATAGACGCAACCTTCGGCGCAAATTATTCGACCGATCCGCAGATATAGTCTATTTTAACTTAATAGGAGATTCCTAAAAATGAATATGCATGAACAAATCAAACCAACAGGAAAACTTCGTGTTGTCCAAACCAATTCAAAAGGTGAGACAGTACAAGATTTTGAGGTTCCAAACTTAATCGTTACTACTGGTAAGCAATATATTGCTTCCAAAATGGTAGCAACAACAAACAGCCCAGTTTCTATGGGATACATGGCTATCGGTACTAGCTCTACTACTCCAACAGCAGCTGACACACAGCTTGGTACTGAAGGTGGTCGTGTAGCTCTTACTGCTTCAACTGTATCTTCAAACACTATTACTTACACAGCAACTTTCGGTGCTGGTACTGGTACTGGTGCTGTAACTGAAGCAGGTATTTTCAATGCTTCTTCTGGTGGTACTATGTTGTGTCATACAACTTTCCCAGCAGTTAATAAAGCGTCTGGCGATACTATCGCTATTACATGGGTTGTTACAGTAAGTTAATAAAATATGTCAAATTCATCTTCCCTAGTTAAAACAATTTTTCATAAAACTGTCGCTGAGGCAGTTTATAATGAAATATTATCTAAAACCGCAAAGTACTATTACTTTTTAGGTAAGGTATTGACTTGGGCAGATGAAACTACTCCACCTGTTCCTGTTGATAATGTAAGATACGAACGAGATACTCGTAATCAGATCGCAACTTTAAAGTTAATCCAACCAAATGATGTTTCCTTCGTTGTAAACAGAATTGATTGGATTGCCAATAATGTTTATGATCAATACGATGATCAATATTGTACTCAAGTTTTGGGTATTAATTTAATTTCAGGTGGAGACCAATATCTTTCAGTTCCAAATGTAACTATTGATCCGCCAGATCAAGCAGGTGGTATTCAAGCAACTGCTACTGCAATTATATACCAAAACTCAGTTGTTGGATTTACTATCACAAACCCAGGACTTGGATATACCAATCCACCAAATGTGTATATTGTTGATCCAACAGGAGTTGGAACTGGCGCAACTGCCATGGGAACAATTGGTGTCTCATCAACAGGTGTGTTTAGATTAGAAGATTCTAAATTTTATGTTATTACTGATGAATATAATGTATATAAATGTTTAGATAATAACAATGGTGCGTTATCAACTATAAAACCAATTGGAACTAGTACTTCACCAATTCCACTTTCTGATGGATACATTTGGAAATATCTGTTTAATGTTCCTATTGCACTTAGAACAAAATTTTTAACTGATACACAATTTCCAGTTGTTACTGCATTAAATCAACAATACTACTCTAATGGTGGTATTAATGCCGTAACTATAAACAATTTTGGTTCTGGATATACTGCAGCACAAATTTCTGTTCAGGGTGATGGATACTTGGCAAGCGATCCTGTGTTTTTATCTTCAGTAACAGTTAATAATCCAGGAACAGGATATTCTGATGGTGATACTATTACAGTTTCTCCACCAGTAACTTCCGTTGCGATTTGGGTTGCAAGCTCTTCTGTTTATCTTGGTAATATTATTCAAGCAGGTAATAATTACTATAAAGTCGTTCAGGCTGGTCAAACATCAAGCGTTTCTCCATCCCATACATCAGGAATTGTTCAAAATGGAACTGCTGCTTTACAGTTTGTTGGTCAAACTGTTCTAACATATCCAACATTTACTGGTTCAACAATTACCTCAGTAAATTTACTTGGTGGTGTTAAAGATGTTGTTATGTCGACATTCGGCAATGGTTATACAACAACACCAACAGTAACATTCTCTCCACCAACACTACCATTTACTGCATCAAGTTCATCAGTTGTTAATGTTTCAACAGAAACAATTACAGTTGGACCACACTGGTTTGTTACTGGAACACCAGTAACTTATAATGCTCAAGGAAATACTGCTATTGGTGGATTAACTACAAATACACAGTATTTTGTAATTAGAGTGTCTTCAACAGCTATTAAACTTGCGACTACACAAGCAAATGCTACTGCTGGTACTGCTATAAATTTAACATCTCTTGGCACTGGAACTCAATCGTTTGATGGTGCTGGTCATTTCGTTGCTCAAGGTATCGCTAATTTAAACAGCACAAATGGTGCAGTTAAAAGTATTACAATAACAAATATTGGGCAGAATTATGCTAGTGTTCCAACAGTAACAATTGGAACACCATGGACTGCTTCTACTGCAGTAACTTATGGTCAACAGTATTTTGTGTCAAATCGTTTATATACAGTAACTTCTGCTGGAACTACTGGATCTACTGCTCCAACTGGAGCTTCGCTAGGAACAGCTTATAACGACGGAACTGCACAATTAACATATGTTGGAGCAGCAGCTTCAGGAACTTGTGAATTGAGATATGGATATGGGTATTCAGGAAACCCAACAGTAACGATCAATACTACAACTGGTTCTGCGTTCAGCGCATCATTCTCCTCAACAAAATCTGAAGCAAAATTAATACCATTGGTAACAAATGGTCAAATTGATAATGTGCAAATCGATGATCCAGGAATTGGTTATAGCACTGCAGTTATTACTGTAACAGGAAATGGAACTGGTTCTTCAATATCTCCAAATATTTCCATTGGTAATATTGAAAATCTACAAGCAAATACAGAATTATTAGCAACACCAGGAACAATTGATAATATTCCAGTTTTAAGTGGTGGATATGGTTATGGTGGTTCTCCTATAATTACCATTGATGGTGATGGAACTGGTGCTACTGCAGTTGCGTCAACAAGTAATGGTAAAGTAACAAAAATTACAGTTGTAAATCCAGGATCTGGATATACCTATGCTAATATTACAATTACAGGTAATGGCTATGGTGCTGTAGCTAGAGCTGTTATATCTCCATATGATGGAGATAGTAAAAATGCTTACAAAGAATTATTCGCAACTACATTAATGTTTTATAGTAATGTTTCTTTGGACACAAACCAAGGATTTACTGTAAATAATGCATATAGACAAGTTGGTATTATTAAGAATCCATACGCACAGGGAACAACTAATATTTACAATGCTAACTTGGGTTCTGCATGTTGGGTTATTGGTGGCACATACAATGCTTCTAATTTCTTAAAAGACCAAATTTTAACAATCCCAAGAACTGTTACTTTAAACAATGTAACATATACTGACCAGAAACAATATGTTATTGTTGCTGTTGATGGACTTGGTAAATCTATGTTAGTTTCTTCATTAAATAACGACACACCATTAGTTGGTGATGTTATGACAAACCCAAGCAATCAACAGTTTAGTATATCTGCGGTTGGTGCTCCAACTGTTGATAAATATACAGGAGAAGTATTATTCATCGACAATTTAGTGGCATTTACTCCATCGTCTGATGAAGCTGTTACTATGAGAACTGCCATCTCATTCTAAACTAAATAGTATAGAATTTAACCTAAGAAGACCAAAAGATGACTATCAATTTTAATACCGAGCCATATAATGACGATTTCTCGCCTGACAACAAATTTTATAGAATTTTGTTCCGTCCAGGTTTTGCTGTTCAGGCTCGCGAATTAACTCAGTTACAAACAATTTTACAGAATCAGATTCAAAGTCAAGGTTCAGCCATTTACACACAAGGTTCAATGGTTATTCCAGGGCAAGTTTCTATTGATATTTCTGCCAATTATGTTAAACTTGGCACTTCTTATGGTAATACCGTAACTGAATCTTTTATTGGTCAACAAAATAATAAATCAATTACTTCCACAACAAGTGGAATTAAAGCAACAATCGTTGCTGTTTCTCACGCAAACTCAACAGATCCAACAACAATTTTCGTTAAGTATACATCTGCGAACACAATAGCATTTACTGACACTTTTGGAAACACTTACCCAGTCGGATCAAGAACAACATTTACTGATGGTGAAACAATTACTATTGATGATGGTTCTGGAACATTCCAAACTTTAACTACTGTTGGCGCATCGCATAATGTTGCAACAGGTATTGGTTCTTTAGCGTCAGTTGCTCGTGGTGTTTATTATGTTAATGGTTTCTTCGTTCTTTGCGCAGACCCAGTAACAGGTGGTACCCAAACAATTATTCTTGACAAGTATGATAATACACCATCATATCGTGTTGGTTTAACAGTTAGCGAAAAAACAATTACTCCAGAAGTAGATTCAACTCTTCTCGATAATGCTCAAACATCATATAACTATGCAGCTCCAGGAGCTCATCGTTACTTTATTGATTTAACATTATCAACTTTACCAATTGGTAGCACAAGCGATTCTAATTTTATTGAATTGTTACAAGTTGAAAATGGCCAAATTCAGCGTATTGTTAATACAACTCAATATAGTATTATTGAAGACGAATTAGCTCGTCGTACCTATGATGAGGCTGGAAATTATACAGTTTCTCCTTTCCAAATTGATGTTCGTGAAGCGAGAACAAACAATCGTGGAACTTGGGCAGCAGGACAAACATATTTAAATGGTGATATTGTTTCTTATGGTGGAAACTACTATGTTTCAACAAGCGTTGCTGCTACAACATCAGGTAACATTCCACCAACAACAACTTCTTTAACAACACCAGTATACGATGGTCCAGGATCTACTGGTGTTTACTGGCAGTATACAACTAATCCAATTTTCAATCGTGGTATCTCCTTAACTGGAGATGCGAATAGTTTGGCTATTGGTCTTGAGCCAGGAAAAGCGTATGTTCAAGGTTATGAAATTACTAAAGTTGCTACTGAATATGTAACAATCCCTAAAACAAGAGACGCAAGTCATCAAGTTCAAGTAGCTGCAGCAACTATTCCACAAACTGTTGGTAACTATGTTTTAATTGAATCATTAAATTATGTTCCACCAGTTGATACATACGCCCAAGTTACTCTATACAACGAAACTACTGTTCTTGGTCGTGGTTCTTCGTTAGCAGGAACAAATATTTCTGGACAATCAGGATGCGTTGCTGTTGGTACAGCTCGTATCGGTTTTATTGAGTGGGATAATGGAACTATCGGTTCTGCCACTGCTCAATATAAAGCAGCATTGTTCGATATTGAAATGAATGCTGGTTACACTTTTGCTAAACATGTAAAATCGATGTACTATGCTGGCGGATCTGCTGCTACAACATTTACAGCAGATATTGTTCCAACCTTAAATCAATTAGCAGGCGCTGTTAATGCTTCTTCAAGTACAACAGTTACTGGTGTTGGAACTTCTTTCCAAACATCACTATCAGTTGGAGATTATATTCAACTTGGTAGCAGTATTTCAAATATTCGTAGGGTTACAGCAATTTCTTCTCAGAACTCTATTACAGTAGATTCATCAGTTACTATTACTAATGATACTATTTCATTAATTAGTGCTAAAATTAATGAACCACAAAATGAATCATTGATTTTCCCATTACCATATTACGCTGTTAAATCCGTTACAGCTGCTGATGCATCTAATCGTGTAATTTATAGCGCATATGAGAAATTTACTGGAACTACAACTTCTGGTTCTGGCGGTTACTGCACATTAACTATCGCTGCTCCAAGTGGAGTAATGATTTCTGCAGCTCAGACTGATAACTACCAAATTGTTGATGCTACGACTGGTTTGACTGTGAGCAATTCAAACTACACAATTGCTGTAAATCAAGGTTCAGCAACAATTACTTTACCAGCATCATATGCTTCTAGAGCTTTCGTTGTTCTTGCTGCAGTTACTAAAACAAGCAACCAACAAACTAGAAAAAATAAAACACTATTAACAACTACTGTAACATTTACAAGTCAAGCAGCTGCTCAAGCTCCAATTTTAAATCTTGGTCAAGCTGATGGATACAAAATTATCAGTATCCTTCAAGCAGATAATGTTGCGTTCGGAACAACTCCTTCTTCTTCACAGTATGTAACTGATATTGGAGAACGATACACATTTAGTGATGGTCAAACTCCATATTCATATGAGTTAGCTACTTTAACATTAAGTCCATCTGCTGCTCCTCCTTCTGCTCCAGTTCAAGTAACATTCCAATATTTTGCTCACGGAACTGGTGACTACTTTACTGTTGACTCTTATACCAATGTTCCTTACGCTTTAATTCCTACATATCAAGGCACTCCACTTCGTGATGCTATCGATTTCCGTTCAAGAAAAGATAGCACTGGTATAGCATTTACTGGATCTGGTGGCGCAATCTCCTTGATTCCTAAGCGTGGTATTAACATTGAAGCTGACTTCTCTTACTACTTGGCTAGAACTGATAAGATTGCAGTTGATCAAAAAGGTAATTTCTATCAGATTCAAGGAACTCCTTCTTTAAATCCTGGAGCTCCTGCAGATCCAAACCTTGGAATGTTGCTCTATACTTTAAATATTGAGCCATATTGTTTCAGTACAACAAATACTTCAGTTATTGTTACTAAAGCTGAAAACAAGCGTTACACAATGCGCGATATTGGTAAGTTAGAATCTCGTATCAATCAACTTGAGTACTACACTTCCTTATCACTGTTAGAACAACAAACTCAAGCTACAGCAGTTCATGATCCAAATACTGGCATGGCTATGTATCAGAATGGATTCGTTGTAGATAATTTCAGCGGAACTCCTTCTGGCGATACTGCAAATCCAGATTATCTATGCTCTATTGATATGCAGAACAATGTATTGCGCCCATTCTATACAATGAATAATGTTAATTTGATTGAAGCGAACACAAATAATACTCAAAGGGCTGCTTCTGATTATCAGGTAACTGGTAGCGTAATTACATTACCATATACTTCTAGTGTTTTAATTTCTCAACCATATGGTTCCCGTTTAGAAAATATTAATCCATTCGCAATTTATACATTCCTTGGTAAAGTTATTTTAAATCCAAGTACAGACGACTGGTTTGAAACTAATCGTTTACCTGATATTATCAATCAGGTTATGGGCGACTTTAACACAATTCAAAGTTTAGCTGCTCAAGCTGGTATTCTTGGAACTGTTTGGAATGCTTGGCAAACTCAGTGGACAGGTTCTCCACAAGT